AAGTAGTCGCGGAAGTCGTACTGACATAACGTGAGCCAGAGAGCGACCCACTAGTCCAAGGACCGCCCAAATGGGCGAAAAGAAAGACACGGAAACGGTTTCCGCGAGATGGGTTGGGCAGTGTTTCGTCTGCGGTAGACAAGATACTGTCGTTGCTCCACAGCCTGATAACGCCTGTGCTTTGGAATACGCCCCAATGAGAGGTAAACTGTGCATCTGTGCTTCCGCCGGGAAGCCCTGTCGTACCCGGATCGCTGCCACGCGACGCCGCTTCGTTGGTACCAAAGGCAAGAAGCTGAAAGTCCTCAACGCGTGGCGTACGGAACCCGTGATACCAAAGGGACTCAAAGATATTCATTGGCTGCGCGTCTGGGTATTTCCCAGAGCCATCGACTAGATCAGGTGGATTGCCGTCACGAGCAGGGTTGACGCCATGACGATGTGGAGGCCCAACAAGATGGTCGCCTGCTAGATGGTAGATTCCACACCAGAAAGCACCATCGCCTACCAGAGTCAGACCGCGAGGGTCGGCAACAGAAGGACGCCACTTTAGATCATAAAAGCTGTACTCGTTGATCTGCGGCGTCGTACCGCCGTCGCCAGCGTTAAGGCTGAATGATGCGTTACCACCCGGAGCGTAATGAAAACCGCCAATACGGCGTCCACCAGCAGTAGGCGCTACGTTAAAAGAAGCGTCTGCCTCTAGCGTCCCGTCAGGTGCCACCCAGATGGCATAGTCAGTGCCAGCGGTGAATGTTGGCATGGAAATGCTTGTTCCAGAGGCAATCTCTAGGACACCACCACCCACCTCAACGTAGATAATCTGGCTTGTCTCAGCAGTGCCGTTGCCTGTTTTTGTCCAAGCAACTTTATCGCTGTCGGTCTTAGAGAAAAGTCCGTTAGCAGCACCGCCACCACCAATCTCGCCCCACTCAGAACCGTTATAGCCTTCAAACGCGCCAGCGTCAGAGTTAAAGCGAATCATTCCTGATGCAGGTGTGCCGGGGCGCTGGGCTTCTGTACCCTCTGGCAATTCAACAGCGCCAGTGCCATTAAACTCTGCGCTATCTGCGCTAAGGATACCAGTGATAGCAAAATCAGAGATGTTGGAGCCATCTTCTTTTGCCAGAGCAAATCCGCCTGTAGTTACCCCGTCGTGGACAACAACTGTATTTTTATCGGTATCAACGGTAATCTCTGCTTCAGCACCTGTGAACGCGGAGTGTTCGGATGTGGTTCCGTTCCGACGAATAATCTCTTTTGCCATACTAATATCCTCTAGCAATAATATCTAATTTGTCAGCGCCTACGTCATTGCCATTAGAATCTCTAACAACAAAGGTGACGCCTGATGTGTCTAAGTTCTTACGAATAGCGAACAAGTCATTCTCTGATTCAACAGTGGCGGCTACAACAGGCTTAAAGTGAAATTGTTTTTCAAACTCAAACCTTGTGCCACCCGGATCAACGGTCTTTTCTTGTAAGACTTCTATTTTTTCTGGGACATCTACCACAGTCTCAAAGGAGCGCAGCAGCGTACCTTGTCTTGCTTGGTCAGTTGGCAAAATACTGATCCGTTGTTTTACGAATCGAGCATCTATCTGTCCTTTACTCCACTGCCTCCAAGTCATCAGTGTGTCGTAGCTGTCAGCTTCAGTGACTTCATCAGTGATTAAGCCGTAGTCTTCCGACTCTGTTACAGGAGCAGTTATTTTTCTGTAGTTGATCGTTTCAGCGACGTTAGGCCAATCCTCTCCTTCATTACGAGAAGATATTTCATAGATCACGCTCGGATCAGATACAGAAAGTCCAACAAGAATCCCACCGTAATCATCTATGTCATCAACAGCTTCTGTTAGTAGGCCATAGTCTTCTGTGCCGATGACAGCATCAGAGATAAGTCCGTAATCTTCAGTAGACTCTATATCTGACTGACCAACACCCACGTTAGCCCAAACACGCACATTCTTGGCGTTAAAGCCTAGATCAACAGTGTTAGCTTTATAGTATGCTCTGATGTCGGAATCTAACTGTAGTGCAGTCCCTTGACGGACAAAGCCTTCTATTTCGCCTTCAGTCCAGTCGGGGTTGTGGACTGTCCTGCGAACATCCTCATAAAGCGTACCAACTAAGAGTTCCCTAGTAGCTGCTGCACGAGAATAGTTGCCAGCAGTGTCTACAGCCTTGATGAAGAACTTAAAATCACCCGGAGGAACGTCAGCTTCTGTAGAGACAGTGCTTTTTGTTGCCTCTGCAATCTTAATTGAGCTTGCCCAAGTTGCTGTTTGACGTGGCCCGTAACGAATCTCATACCCGTCAATATCTGGCACTGTAACTCTTGACCAGCGGAATACTACGTTCTCATCGTTCTGTACCGCGTTTAGTACTTGCACGTTAGGTGGCGGTGTTAGCTTGCCTAGAACTGTATGGATAGTGCTAGAAGTCCAAGGGGAGAACAGGCCATTCTTTACGCCACGAGCTTGCACTTCGTACTGGACGCCTTCGTCTACATTGAATATAGACTGGCTGCTTGAGGATACAGGCTCAAGTGTCTCAAAGCTGCTGTCTCCAACTGCCCTGAACCTAAGCTGTGTTTTCTGATCCCAGCCCGGAAATGAGCCTAGAACCGTCTCTACTAGCATCCTTACCCTAAGTGACCCGTCATCATCTGCGTACATCACTTCTTCGCTAGAGTTGATGCTTTCTATTCCGGGTTGTCTTGGAGCAACGAGGTTTGGGTTAATTCGTTCTGTAAATACAGGGTCAAAAGCAGGAATAGCTCCTCGGAAAGATTGATCTATTTCAGGCGCAGCAGGTACACAGCTTACTTTAGCGGTAAGATCACCTGACGGTTCAATCTGGTTGACCTTTACATCAATAGATTCTTTGCCTAACTCACCAAAAATAACTAGATCGTCTGAGTTTGTTTTAGTAACCGCTGAGTCTAGTGTAATAGAGGTGTTAGTAGCGCCAGCTCCCGGAGTTGCGCCTACAACACTGATTGATCCATCTTGATGTTGTATCTTTACGCCGTAGCTCTTGCCCTCATCAACAAATACTTCATCAAGCTCTATCTCAGTATCAGAGACAACATTTTTTATTCGCCCAGCGCCAATCCCTACTGAGATTACATCATGCTGCAAAGTCAGCAGGTCGCCGCGCTGATAACGCAAGTGCTGTACATCTTGACTAAAAGTATACCTTTCAGGTCGCAGACGTTGTTGCGCTAAATGAAACCTGCCGTATTTGTGCGCTTGATCGGGATTTGTAACGCCTTTAGCCTGCAAAGTCTCAAACTTTGTTGCGCTGTTCTCATCAAAACCATCGTCAAACACTAGTCTTTCTGTGTTCTCAAAAGTGCGGTCGTCAACAAATTGAACACGCAAGCCTTCTGGTGTATCTACAGCCCCAAGCTCGAAACTAAAGTCAAAACTGTTGCGAGGGCTTATTACCATCTTGGGTACTGACTGAACAATGTCACGGACAACACTAACACTGCTGTCAGGCTTAAATTGCCAAGTCGCAAAACCAGCGCCAGCAATCTCTCCGGCCCGATCTAAGGTTGTGCCTGAGCTGTCATAGACGTGATTGAACTCAAGTGACTCACTATCGCAAAAGTCTGCCCAGTCTTTAAGATCATCTTCATCTAAGTCAGAAAGCAAGAGAGGGCGGCGGTTTGCTGGGCCAGTCCAAAGATCAGCGTAAGCCCAAGCTGGATTATTCGTTGCTTCAGTAGTCCACTGAGTCCCATCATAAACTGGCAACACAGAGGTTGCGAGAACACTTAAATCTTCTATTCTGCCGTTTAGTTGGTCAGTTGCTTTTATCCGCAAAGACATAACAACTGTGTCTTCAACTAAAAATGGCTTTCTCGTGCGGATGCTTCGTAACGCAGTCCAAGTCAGCTCATTAGCGTAACTAGTAGCTACGCTGTGTGTAGTACTGACCCGAGTCAACTTTACTTCATACTGTCCTGTTTCAACTTTGAATCTAAAGCCTTCTCTGACAGTTTCTTTCTTACTGCTGCTAATTACAAAGTTGTCGTCTGCTACTTCAAAATCTGTCTCGCCTACCTCACGGTATTCTATTTTGAATCTAACCTTGGCGTTTCTGGTCTTGGCTTTATCATTGACAGAGTAAAGACGCCCACCAATATCTAAACTTATCTCATCTGTATCTGGTTCAGTTGTTCGTATTGCAAACTGACCATCACTGCGAGTACCCGCGCCTCCGTCATCAAAAGTTGAGTTACGAGTTGTAAAAGCAGGCTGGCTTTCAAAAACTTGATCGCTATATAGCGTCATTTGGTCAGGACGGCCAATCTCAAACTCAACATCCTCAAAAAGGCTTATATCTGTTTCACCAATCCGTATAGGATCGCCAGACAAGCTGTCATCTTGAGTGATCTTAGAATGACCCTTGCCAACCTTCTTTCCACCAATTTCTATTGGGCCGTAACCAAGACAAAGCATCATTCGGAAGTACTGCTTGTCTCCTTCAATCTCAGTAAAAGGACGCGCAGTCATAGGAATAGGCGGGAAGTACCTAAACTTTCCATAGAGCCTAGGTATAGGCTGAAATGAGGCAACGCGGTTAGAAGTGCCTGTTATTGCTTGCAATCTGTTAAAAGATTCAGGTGTAGCAGGGGCTTCAGGTTGCTGAGGTGGTATTAAGGCATTTATCGCTAGCGCCCCAGCTAGTCTTATACCGATTGTGGCTACAGTTAAGGCAGTTGCGCTGGCACCTGCGCCGAGAGCAAAAGCAGCTACTTGGGGCGCAGCTATTGATACCGCGATAAGGGCAACAGTTTTAAGTATTTCTCCGTCTTGAGGGACAGGCCACAGAGTTAAAACAGCACCATCTTTAACTTTAGTCAGACGGTGCAGCTCTTCAGGAACTTCTCTGCCATTGATGTAAGCGGCAACAGGAGAACCGCCAGCGATCTCATAGATGCTCTGCCCTGCATCTACATCAGCATATACCCAATCTGCTTTTAAGGGGTGCTTACTCGCATGAACGGTTACGGACATACCGATAAAATCCTTCTATTCTGTTTGACCAACGCCAGTCAGCGTAGTCTTCAATACACGAGGTGCCGCCGTTGTAACTGTGAAGCATCATGTTAGGAGCGATAACAACTGCAATGTGCCAAGGTCTGCCTCTTACAATAGCTACGTCTCCTTCCTGCGGTTTGTGTACCTGAACAGTCATTTCAGACAAGCATCTTTGAACTCTTGCTGTTCTGTCCTTGCTTTCTGCTTCTTCTAAGCCTTCGTCTTGTCTGCCTAAATCTATCCCGTACACGCCAAGAAACACTTGCTGAACTAAACGGAAACAACCGTGTGGCGGTTCGTATTCAACACCTATGTAAGGACGATACTTATCCAGCGGCATTGCTTGGAGCAAACTGTTTATGAGGGAATGCGTCGTTAAGCGCACCTTTCAAAAAAGACGCTTTTACAGTAATTTGTGTAGCCGAGTCTGTTGATACGGCATCTAGCTCAAAGTTAACTGGGCCAAACTCTACGTTGTCTGGCGTGTCTGCAAGCACAACTTCATACTTGATGCCAGCACGCTCCCTGCTCCCGGCTAAGGGGCGCAGTGCGTTCATGATTGTCTGGTCTACTGCATCAGCAGTTATGTTGATTGATGGCGGCCTATCACTTGTTTGAGTAGCTGCTGATACTTGAAAAGGGAAGTGTATAAATGTTCCCTCTGTTCTAGTAAGATTGACTGAATCGTTGACTAGAAAGACTGGCGATATTTCTGAGTGAGTAATTGTTAAACACTCAAGAAAAACCTTTTCTGTAGCTGATGCTAGTACGCCCTGCAATGCTGCCTGAGATAACGCCATTAGGGTATAATCTCCAAATTGAGTTTTACGGTATAAACCTCACCAGATGCCACCGAAATACTAAAAGGATTGCTTGCGACAAACCTCACTGTTGCAGCCTGTTCTGTGATAGGATGAACCCAATCAAACTCAAGACTGCCCATACCGAGAGTGTTTTCCCAGAAAGCCAGTAGAGTTTGATACTGTGTCTTGTCGAGATACATCTGACCAGAGAAAGGCTCTACAGCCGCAGTGAAGCGTCTGCGCTGATAGGGCTTGCCAGTTTCCATGTCAGTCCGTACAGCGCCCTCTGGGGCTTCGTAACTGAAACCTTGCTGATGAAGTCGTTGTGGTAAAGATGCAGGCCAGTTAGCCATTAGAATTGCCCCTGTCTGCGAGCGCCATGACGGTTAAATATCCCATCAAGTTGACCCTGTGAGTCTAAACGCTCCATTGATTTTTTAACCATAACATCAACTATTGTGTCACCATTCGGGCCGCGTCGCGTCTGTTGTTGCTGTGCTTCTAGTTGCTCGCCACCTTGATTGATGACATTCACTGTGACGTTCCCGCCACCACCCATCTTGTGATTAGGCACGATTTGTCCGTCTTGACCGGGAACAAATACTTCTGGGCCACGCTCCCCTACGATAGAAGGAACACCACCGAACACGTTTCCGCCGTTGGCATTTTGTGGCAAGGTCGTCATGGTAGGTTGAGAAGCTGAGGCTGCCTGACCGCCCCCAAATAAACCGCTAGCAAAACCAGTTATGCCTTGCGCGATAGGATCGGCGATCTGCTGTTGGATGATTGTTCTAGCAATCTGTTTAGCAAGACTAGCAAAGACTTCCTCGGCTGACTTGGCTTGCATAATGATGTCAGTAAGGCCGTTGCTAAGATCATCCGTCATGTCTTTTGCAATGTCGCTTAGACCTAAAGCAGAGTCACTTGCAGCGTCTAAAGCGCCGGGTATTTTTACAGTCGTACCAAGAACCTCTTGCATAGCTACGCTTAAATCACGCATACCAGCTACAACATTAGTCAGGTCTTCTGGGCCACTTACGCTCTGCGGTTCTTGTGCATCAGGTGAAGCATCACCGACACCTGAAACTGAGTCCCCTGCTTTTTGGCCTGCATTGTCAACTTGCTCTAGCGCGTCTCTTACTTCGCCAAGCTGCCTGCCGAGTTCTGCTAAACGATTCGCTTGTTTAGGGCCAAGCTGATCAAACATATTTAGCTGATCTTTCTGCGCCTGAATAGAACGCATCTCAGCTCGTATTGACTGCTCTGCATTTTCTAACTGAGCTTGAGTTAAGTCTCTTATGCTAGCAGCAAACTCTTCGGTTTCTTGCTTAGTCTCAAGCATGTCTAAGCGGATAGTTGCGAGAATCCCACCAAGCGCGACAAAAGGAGCTGCTGGCCCAGTCAAAAGTGCGGCGGCACCTGCTAGGCTTTTTATCCCGCTGACCGCCCCTAAAGCCCATTTAGCTAGTCGAAAGCCAACTAAAATCCCGACCACTTCACCAAATACCCTGAACTCTTCTGAGTTTTCTATTACAAAGTCTCTGGTATCCTGCAATGAATCTGCAATAGACTTTAGAGCATCTGCGTTTTCAAGCACAACTCTCTGCAAGTCATTTTCTAATACTTGAGAAAGCTGTCTAAATGCTTCTCTAGCATCCGCACCTCCTTCAACAAGATCGTTACTCAGTATTTGACCTGTTTCTTCAGCTTGATCTCCAAGATCATCTAGCAGCTCTGTGCCGTCCATAAGCATTGGCAGTAATCGTCTCCCAACATCATCGCCCAAGATTCGGACAACACCAGCAGCACGCCTTGTTGGATCGTCAATGCTAGCTACGCCGTCTGCAAATAAACGGAATAGCTCTCCGGGGTCTTTGTTTTCTAGGTCGTCAACCTCAATGCCGACGAGTTTGAAGTCGTCAATAAACGACTGCATCCCATCCTTAGCGTCTTGTGCTCTGTCGGATAGGGTGTTGAAAGCATCGGAAATGTCTGAGCTGTCCCCGCCAAACTGACGAAAAGCGAAGGATATTTTTTGGAACTCTTCAGCAGTCATGCCTAAAGAGCGCGCTTGCCGTTCAGTCGTCTGCGCTGCTGATAAAGTGGCTTCTGTGAAAGCCTGAAGTTGGCGAACACTCAACGCCGCAGCAAAACCGCCAAGGGCTTTTTTAGCTAAGTTAAGCCCTTTGTTCATTTTTTCTACGTTGCGCGAACTCTTGTCTACATTGCGTCCAAACTTCTGCACTGATTTTCCAGCACCTTTAGCCTGACGGCCCATGCCACCAAGCTCTTTTTGTGCTGTTTTGACTTGACGGCTGTCAACTTTCAGCCCAATGGAATATATATCCACCTAGTCTTCCTTCTTATATCTGCTATGTGACCTAAAAGCTGCTCTAACCCTGTCAGATACAGATTCTTGGTTGACTTTTTCTGTGGTGTAAGGAGGCGCTGAATCCCTGTCAGAAGACTTGCTGTATTGAGAGCAATACTCTCTTGAAAGCATCTTAATGAATCTTGTTTCTTCGTAAGTAGGCATGATTCCAGTCATCCTAGACCATGCCTCAATCTCTCTATACGTCAAAGGAGAAGGGCCGTACCCGTTTGATTCAAAAATGCCTATCTCTAAAAGCCACTCAAGTATATGACTGTCTGTTTCTATATCTGGCAACTTGACTAGATCGCTTCCTCGGTTTTCTAGTATTTGCCAGCGGCTCTGTGGCTTTTCTCCGCTTTTGTTCTCTGGAGTGGCCTGTAGCCAAGCTAAGTGACGAACATATAACTTGAGGGCTTCTATGCTTTTGGGGCGTAGTTCTCCAAGCTAGAAACAAAAGCAATGACCTGTTGACCAATCCAGTCTTGTTCCATGTAAAGAGCGACTGCATTGTTATAGGTATGCTTGAGTTTTTCGCCTTCAACCTCAATGTTGTCCGACCAACCTACAGTCAATTTAGCAAGGAACTCAGCTCCTAACTCCTTGCTTTGCTCATCCGTGAGGTCTTTCTTGTTGCTCTTGCGCTCACGCTCTGCTACTGCGTTACGAGCAGCCGTTGACTGCACACCATAAAGATAGATGTCTACAGTGTTACCATCTTCATCAATTAAGACCTCATTAGTAAACGGGTCTTTTAGATTAAGTGTCTGTGCATTGTCTGATGCAACAGTCGTGTTGTACTTGGTAATATCCATGAGATGCTGTCTCCACTGTCTAAATTAGGCGCTGTCTGGTGCTAAATAAAGCGGGGACTGACGCTGACAGCGAAACGCCAGCCCCCTACCGGCTACGCCGGATCAGTTATGCAGGCGCAACCTCAATAATGTCATTGGTGATGCCAATGGTTACACTTGCTGAGGTGATCTGATCCACGCCACCTACGTTGGTGGTGTAGCTCATAACCTGCGCTGCAAAGTACAAGGTCGTGCCATCTTGCAGGACTACTTCAAAGTAGTAGCTGTCATCGCTATCAAGCGCAGCCTGCAAAAGAGTCTGGCCTGCGTCGCTAGGCACACGAGCAACGCTCATGCTGATGTTGCCGTCGTTGTAACTGCCTTTACGTTTGACAGTGCGACGGTCGCCTAGTGGGTTGAAAGTTACTTCTGCGTACTCACGACCGAACTCACCAAGGTCAGATACTTCACCTACCTCAGTGAATGTGAGTCCGTCAAAGCCAGCTGAATCATAAGTAGTTGGTTCGCTATCAGTCAGGCTAATGGTAGTGCCTGCGCTGGTAAATGCTCCTGATGCCATGTTAATGCTCCTATCTAGTGTTCTTGCTTATGGCGCGTTTTAATTCTCTTAGGGCTTCTCTCAGAGTTACCCTTACCATCCCTCTGGGTGCTTGCTGTGACCAGTTGTCGTACTCAAGGCGGCGAATGTACGGCAAGTTGTTGGTCAGGTAGTAGACGTTTCCTGCAATCTGCTCTTTTATGCCTGTTATTCTTGAAGCAGATTCGTTCGTGCTTGTAGATTCTGTTGTATCGTCGCTTGGTGTGCCGATAGTAGGGAACCAGTTTGCTCTCGCTCGACCACCAACATATCCGGGTGGTGCTGAGTTAGGGTTCTGCCAAGTAGAAGGCTGCCCTACTGGTGTACGCTCAATAATTCTTTGTGATAACGAAACAGCGACATCTTCTACTACTTCATCAATGCCCCGATTGTACTTCTGAGCGACATCTGTAATAAGTTGCGAGATGTCTTTCTCTCTAGCCATCAGTCAATGATTCTCCAGTTGATCGAAACGGGAACTGTGTAGTAAACGTCATCAATGATTGCTGGCGCTACGTCAATCGACTCAATAAATATATTGTTGTCTAGGCTACGAACTGCGCCGAAGTGTGCTGACACATCAGAGGCTACTTGCTCGATCAGTCCTGCTCCATCACCGACTGGCCCTGCTACAGACACCTGATACACGCCCGGTGTCTCTTGTGCGTAGTTCATGTTGAATAGCGATCCGTTTGCTGGCAGATTACTAGGGCGCAAGTAGATAGTGTCAATATCAGGCTTGAAGTCTATGTTGGGCCAAGCCACTGGTGGCAGGCTGGGCATCTGCGACAGTCGGACATCTAATGTTTTGCTGACAACTCTGATGTCCATTACTGCCTCACTTGTGCTTCTGTGTAAATCAAAGTGCCTGCTGGGTTAAGAGGGCTTGCAGTGACAACCTTCCATTTTTCTCCGTCACGCTCAACCCGGTCATCTACTTTGACTTCACCTTGAATCAGAAGGCGAGCATCGCCGCGCTGCACAATAGAACCATCAATCTCATCGTTATCGTAGTCCAGCCACACAACGTCTCTGCTGAATGTTTCTTCTGAAGCGGTGGTTGTACCCGTTGCAGGGTCAAAAGTCTCACCAGACTGCCGTGTGAACGTAAGAGATGCACCAAACTGGTTAAGCAGCCGGTCTGCTAGCGCCTTAGATGCTGAATAGTCAAACTTAGCCATTAGACTCGGCTCACGCCAACCATGTTTGTGCTAGCCGTTCCGCCGCGTAGATACTTACGCAGTTTCAAACGAACCATCGGATCAAAGCTGCGGTTGCTTGCGCCGTCCTGATACTCAACAGATAGAACGTCCACGCTCTCGCGCTTGATGCCCGGAGTTACTGTGCCAAAAGGACTGTTGCCTTGGTCGATAGCTATGGCTGTTTGTAGTTCTGCCTCAATGATGCCCTGCGGGACTACATTCTCGTCTAGCTCGTAGCCGTCGATGTAGGCATTCTGTCGAGGCCACTGGTCTGCTTGATCTTCTTCAGTCTTTTGACCGATGTAGTCAAGTGATTCGATGTAATCATGTGCTAGTGTCAGCAGCTCTGATGAAGTGCCGCTAATAGTAATGCCGCGCTCTGAGGCGTAGGTTGTTAGGTCTGAATCTGTACCGTATGCCATTATTTAGCCGCCTCTGTATCCGCTTGCTCTAATTGCTCGGCCTTGTCGCTCTGCTCGTGCCTTAGCGCCTCTGCCGACGTAGCATGTCCCTGATGATCCCCATTTCCAACCACGGCGTCCGTTCTTTTGACATCTTTGTGCTGGCATCAGTCATCTAAGGGCGTTGGCCCTTCCTCTTTGCTGACAGAGCCGTCACAATGCCAATCTGCTCGCGCTAGATCGTTGGGTGATAGGTTATCGCTTGATTTAATTCCAGCAGACCGAGCGCAGTAGCTATCGCCTGCCGGTGTTCCGGGTCGAATACGACTCTCTGATGAGCCGAAGTTGATGATGCGTCCTTCTGACGTTACAGCAGCCTTCTCTTTGCCTTGAGCGTTAGAGTCTTGAATCCTAACCACTTGGCCTTTTACTCGGTAACGCTTTCCTACTTCTAGTGGCATTAACCTTGTCCTATACGCTCTTCAAAAATTAAGTTGTAAAGCCCTGTGACATCAGCATTTCCGATTGACTCAAACTGTAGCCAATATGTACCCGGCCCTACCCCTCGTTCACCACCTGCTTGAATGTAGTTGGATGTGGCTTTTGAGGTAGAACCGGAACTACGCGAACGTAGAATGTCGATAGCCTCTGCGTCACCGTTAAAGATTGGGTCAGCATCGCCGCCATTCTCAAATACTGTCGTTCTTGTGTAGGCTGGCGCAGAGGGCAAGGTGTTGTTTGGCAATACATTCGATGTAAGGCCGTCTGGCGCTGAGAATGTAGGTGGCGTAGTAAGACTTGTGTCCTTCCAAACCCTAAGCCTGAGGGTGCCTTCCTCTGCTTCAACTGTCTGACTTCTGACTATAAAGCCGTCATTGCCAGAATCTACTATGATGCGAGTCCAGAGACTTGTGCCTGCTGGGATGTCTAGCTCACGAAAGAAACGAAACTCACGACCGTCAAAAAAGCCCGTGTTGCCTACGTCAACTTGCACCCTGCGGATAGCAAACTTCTTGCTGGTCAGTAGATCGCTAGGCCCAAATTGATCGACAGTGTAAGTCACGTCTGGTTAGCTTCCTTTCGATCCTTTCGTCTCTGTTGAGCGTAGTACGCTCGAAACGCTAGGCTCCCCGGCTTCGCGAACGTCCTCAGACCCGGCAGTTCTGCGTTTGGGTTTACTTTTGGGTTCTGCTTTGGCATTTTTAGCAGCCTCTCGCTGTTGGCGCTTAACGCGCTGGAGGGTTTCAAAGTCGATTGGCTTACTTGGCTCTAAACCATCTTTATTAGCCATAGTTGAAATCCTTTCTAATGTAGGGAGACCAGCCCCCTTTCGGGGGCGTGATCTGAAGCCAACTAAATATCTTAGTT